ATAGGACTTTTAGCTCAGAAGGTTAGAGCAACTGACTCATAATCAGTAGGTCTCTGGTTCGAACCCAGAAAGGTCCACATAAAAGCGAAAGTAGCTCAATTAGGTAGAGCATTAGTTTGCCAAACTAAGGGTCGCGAGTTCGATTCTCGTCTTTCGCTCATTATTGTTTATTTCGCAGTCAAGTGATCACTAGTTGAGACTGTAGGGGAATGGCTTGGCTATTCCCCTTCTTGTTTTTATATTTATAATTAAAATAAAATTTATGATAAATCCTAATTTGGTAGTTGCATCAAATCAACTTAAAGAACCATATAACGAACAACACCCTTTTCCTCATTTAGTATTTGATAATTTTTTGGATGAAACAATTGCTAGAAATGCGGCATATGAATTAAAATATTTATCTAATAATTTGAAAGAAGAGGAATGGAGATTTAACCCTACAGATTTTCATGAAGATCAGGTTTATAAGCGATCTATTACTGTATTAGATAATATGTTGCCCATATCTAATGTAATTAGTCAATATGTTAATAATCCCGAATTTTTAACATTTTTAAGAGAAGTAACAGGACTAGAAGAATTAGTAGGTGATTGGACATTTCAAGGGGGTGGTGCTCATATTACACCTAAAGGAGGTAGTTTAAATATTCATCATGATTTTAACTTTATTGGAGATCCTGAAAATCCTGAGTTTTATAGAAAGGTAAATTTGTTAATTTATTTAAATGAAGAATGGGAAGAAGAATGGAATGGTAATTTAGAATTATGGGAAAAAGATTTATCAAGTAAAGTACATTCTATATCTCCTAAATTTAACCGTGCAGTTTTATTTAATATAGAAGATGCACCTCATGGTCATCCTCATCCTTTAGAATGCCCTGAGGGGGAATCTAGAAGAAGTTTAGCTTATTATTTTTATGATAAAATCCCAGTTAATAATGAATTAAAAGAAAGAGCATATTGGAAAAAAGGACAAGAATTAAAATAAGTAGTTCCATTAAAAATTAAAAATTATGGAAATAACATCATTCGTTTTAGGGGTATGTGCAATTATTGTTTTATTGATGATTGTGGGTACGTCTGTGAATTATATGACAACAAAAAGACTTCAAGAACAAATCCACAATTTGGAGAAAGAAATTGAAGATGTAGACCGAGCTCGTGGACAGCAACATTTTGAACATATTGACTATGTCGATCAACTCAATAATAATGCTCAAGATGAGATGAACAAACTTTACAGCTATACAGATTCTCGTGTAGATAAAGTTATTAATGAATTAGAGAGAATCAAAAGAACATACATTAAAGAATATTAAAATAAATTAACAAACCGGAATTACTTATTTATGAGGGGCTTAGGCCCCTCTTTTGTTTATATGCGATTAAATATAATTTATGCGTGGTTATGTAAAGTATATGTTTTATCATATAATATACACGTAAAAAACGGAAAGAACATATATTTATGTATATGAACGCGGATAAAATATTTAGTTTATTTGATGATGGGGAAGGATCAAAACCTGATTTTGATCATAATAAAGACTTATCTTATCTTTTAGAAGATTATAGGAAACATCCTATGTTCTGGGTTGGTATGTTTAAAAAACTAATCCATAATCATAAAATATTTAATCATAAGATTATGAATTTCTTCACAGATATGGATGAAGAATTAGATATATATGATGTTGAAACTGCCGGTGAATTTGTTGTATATAATAGAGCTTGGTTTTGGATTGCAAAAATTGATATTTCAGATAGGAACCATCAAAAATCTTTAGTACATTTCTCAGACGAATACTTAGACACATATTTAAAATTTTCAATATCATATTGGGAAGAAACGGAAGAGTTTGAAAAATGTGCCCATCTTAAACGTATTTTAGATTTTTTAAAAGAACCTTTAATTTAAACTTGGATATGTTCCCCCTTTCTCGTATCTTTAGAATACGGGAAAAGGAAATAAGGGAAAGAGAGAGATAAGAAAATAAAGGAACGAAGGGGTAACGATGCTCCGAGGTGCCAAAATTATATAAATTATGCAACATAGAGAAATAGTAACAAGAAAATTAGAGTTAATTGAAGGACGTATGACCCGAATGGAGTCTTTATTGTCTAGAGGAGGATCGGCTAATGAATTTAAGGTAGAAATACAAGTATCTAAAGAAATGATACAAGATGTAAAAGACTATATTCAACGAGAACCTAGAACTTCCGGAGAAAAATAATATTGAGTAGAATATACAACATATTAAAATTTTTATCATTTACACTAGTATTTCCACTATGTGTAACTTACATTTTAATTACAAGTTTAATAAATAAATAAATAAAAGTTATGAAGTTAACAGCAGAACAAATCCAAATGAATTGGGTTGAATTTATGAGTAACATTGATACTTATATTTCATCTCCACGTAAAGAAAAATTAAAAGCATTCTATGAGAAATTTGAAGATCGTATTTCTCTTATGCCTGCCTCACACAAAAAAGAATACCATTCTGCCTTTCCTGGTGGTTATGTTGACCATGTTAATAGAGTAGTTAAGGCTGCTTTATCAATGTCTGCTGTTTGGGAAGGTTTTGGAGCTGATATGACTACATTTACCACTGAAGAATTAGTATTCTCGGCTATTAACCATGATTTAGGTAAAATGGGTGATTCGGAACATGAATCTTATATACCCCAGACTGATAAATGGAGAAGAGATAAATTAGGTGAAGAATATATGCATAATAAAGCTATTGCCTTTGCTGCTGTTCCAGATAGAGGATTATTTCTACTCCAGGAACATGATGTTAAATATACATTTAATGAAATGATAGCGATTCAAACACATGATGGTTTGTATGATTCAGCAAATGAAAAATATCTAAAATCATTTATGCCAGAAACTAAACCTAGAACTTCACTACCATTTATCCTCCATCAGGCAGATATGATGGCAGCAAGGATAGAGTTTGAAATTGAATGGTTACCTAAATTTAAGAATAGCGTGGATGCACCAAAAGAAAATTTTACATTGGGAGGCAATAAAAAACAATCAAATAAACCCTCAGTAAAAAATAAGGCTCTTAATAATATAAAAAGTGAAGGCCTTAAAAATATGTTAGATAATTTATGATGTTAGTAACTATAATAATCTTATCGGTATTGGTCGTAATCTTAGGATATACGACCTTTAACCTTTTAAAAAAGAATGAAAAACAAGAAGATATACTATCAGGATATATGTCTTATCTTAATAAATTTTCAGAATATATAGAAGAAACAGATAAACGTCTAAAAGAAATTGATCAAAAGGGTTCATTTGAAACTGATGATGAAGTTGGGTTTTTCTTTGAGCAATTAAAAAATATCCAATCTGTCTTAAATAGTTTTAATGTTAAGAACCTATAAATATGCCTAGGAAAAGGAAAAAAAAATCTAAAAATTATTTCACCCAAGATACTGAAGATGCTATTGTATTATATAATAATACTGATGATCCTGAAGTTAGAAGTGATATATATAGAGATAGAATCCATTATGCCTTCTTTAAATTAACAGAAAACATAATCCATACATTTAAATATTATTACACAGAAGTAGATAATATTGAAGACCTACAACATGAGGTTATTACATTTTTATTATCTAAATTAGATAAATTTGATCCTACAAGAGGGGCCAAAGCATATTCTTATTTTGGTACTATCGCTAAAAGATATTTAATATTATCTAATCAAAAAAATTATAAAAAACGTGTAGATAAAGCCCCAGTATCAGTATTAGAAGATGATGATAAACATTCATATTTAATAGATGAAAATGGACATAAAGATATATTATCTATGTTTATAGATGAATTTACAGATCACTGTACTGAAAATATTTTTGATTTATTTCCTAAAGGTAACGATGCTGCTATTGCTGATGCTATTTTAGAGTTATTTAGAAAAAGAGAAAATATAGATGTATTTAATAAAAAAGCTTTATACATTTATATTCGTGAAATGGTGGATGTAAAAACTCCCAAAATTACCAAAATAGCTAATCAATTATACGCAATATTTAAAGATAATTACGTATTTTATTTAGAAAATGGTTATACAAACTTTTAGTTTTAATATTTATAATAAACTAGAACGTATGTATTATGTCACAATTAGATAGTATAGTATTTGGAAAGAAAAAATTCTCAGATATTCTTCAAGAAATTTACACTAACCAAAACGAAAAAAAGAAACAAGTTTCTGCTCTTATAAACGAATTAAAACCATTAATCTCAGATATAGGTGATGCTACTCTTGTAGTTCCCTTAATTAAAGAATATATGGAAATTGGAGTTAAAAATGATGAGCAACTTATTAAAATGGCTACTATTATCCAAAGAGCAGTAGCAACCCAATCATCCGAAGGAGAATATACAATATCTGATGATGAAAAGGAACAACTTCTTCAAGCAATGCAAGATTTACAAATAGATAATCCTGAAAAATAATGTACGGACAAGTAGGTTTAGCGGCTCAAAATAATCAAAATAAATCTTCTTTTGATAGTAATGCACAGCTTGTAATTCAACCTGTTAGGGTACGTTTTACTTTTTTAGATATAGAAAATATTCGTCAAAGTTATTCTGAATTATATGATAAATATAACGGATATGATGCTTTGAGTGGAATATTATTTGATTCATTTACAGCACCTACTCAACCAGCATCCGAAGGTAATGTTGATAATTTATTAGAAAATTATAATTTTGCTAAACCTTTATTTCCTAATATGAGACAGGTTCCATTAGTAAATGAAATAGCTTATATTATAACCTTCCCATCAATTGATACACAAGACCCCGATTTTGTTGATTTAAATAGAACTGAATATTATTATTTTCTTCCAATTAATTTATGGAATACAACCCATCAAAATGGATTTCCTGATCCTTTAGTCCAATGGAATGAAGAAGAATCATCAGAACCTAAAATAAATTCATATACTAATGCCCAAGTTGGGGCTACCCAAAATACAACTGAACCCGAAAATGAAGATATAAATTTAGGGGATACATTTGAAGAAAGAGAAGGTATTAAAAATTTACAACCTTATGAAGGTGATATAATATATGAAGGTAGATGGGGACAAAGTATAAGATTTGGATCTACAGTTTTAAATAAAAATCCATGGTCAACCCAAGGTACTAATGGTGATCCTATTTTCATGTTAGTAAATGGACAATCCCAAACACAAACTCAACCTTGGATTCCTACTAATGAGAATATAAATGAAGATTTAAATTCTATATATGCTACTAGTACTCAACAAATCCCAATAGATGTAGCTTCAGTAAATTATGATAGTTACCCATCTGATCCACCAATAGCTCCCAATCAATATATAGAAAACCAAATAATACTAAATTCAGGCAGATTATTATTCAATAGTAAATCAGACCATATATTAATGACATCAGGTAAGTCAGTTAATATAAATGCATATTCTAGTTTTAATGTTGATACTGAAAATGTTTTTATCCAAAGTAATAAAATATATTTAGGTTCTAAAGATGCAAATGAGCCTTTATTATTAGGTAATCAAACCGTAGATTTATTAAGTGAATTAATAACCACAGTAAAATCATTTGCAACTATATGTAAGACAATAGTAGGTGTTCCTGCTGGTGTTCCTATGGCTACATTAAATGCTATTGCTTCTACTACAGAAGCTTCTCTAAAGGTAATTGAGAAAGATTTAAAAAATATTACCTCTAAAGATAATTTTACTATATAATGGCTACTATCCCTAATAAATCTTTCCAGAATCCTTTAAAAAGATCTAAAGCAAAAATAAAGGCAAGAAGAAAAAAAGCAGCAGAAGATTTAAAAAAACGTTTAGCTGATAGAAAACAAAGAAAAGAAACATTACAAGAGGATCTTAAAAACATCAAAAATAATGATCCTAATGCACCTAAAGGATTAGCATCTTTAAAAAATATCATTCAAATTGAAGGAACTAAAATGGTAGAACAAATGATTCCTACCGTAACTCAATTAGCTATTCAAATGGGATTAGAAGCACTTCTTAATAAAGTTAATGAAGAAACCCCTTCATGTCCTCCTAAAATTACAGTTGAAAACTCTTTAATACCTTTAAATGGATTAGTAAATGATTTAAATGCAACTGTAAAAAGAATAGATAAAATAGCAAATATTGGAAGCTTCACCTCAGACTCCTTAAAGCAAGTCCAAGTAGTAGCTAATGTGTTAAATCTTACAATTCCTACTATATCAGGTCTAGCAAAATCAACCCCCTTTATTCCTGGTGTTATTGTATCTATATTAGATGATTTAGATTTTTTTAGAAATTTAATACTTTATGATAATAATGGTAGTCCACGTTTGCCAAAACTTACAGGTCAAGCTACCGCTATATTTGCAGCTACAGGTTTAGTATCATCTATTATAAGAAAAGTATCTATCCCAATACAAGATATTATTGATAAACTAAATGAATGTTACCCCGAATTATCAGATCGATTCCCTACTATTTCAGATAAAGTTAAAGAATATGCTGCATTGGGTGAAAATGATTTTGAAGAGGAAGAACCTATATCATATAATGGATTTATTATAGAAATTGAAGAAGTACCTTTTACCCCTACAGTAAATAGATATAGAGCTGTTGGGTATAACTCATATGGTATTCCTTTAATTAAAGGAGAATTATCATTTACCCCTAATAATGCAGTATTAGTAAATGAATTAAAATTCATAATAGACCGGGACAATTTATCATCTTATTAATTAACTATATTTATAACAAAAATACACATGAAAACCTCAGAACTTAAAAAAATGTTAAAGGAAGCTGTAAAGGAAGCAATCCAAGAGGAGTTGCGAGAAATTTTACTTGAGGCAGTAAAATCCCCTAAATCAGCAGTAAATGAATCTTATGCTCAACCAACATTAGACAAACCAAAACAATTAACTTCTCAAGAACGAAGAGATATGTTTTCAGGAATGTTAGGTGAAATGCAAAATGGATCACCCGCAAATACAGCTTATGCTGGTACTATGCAAGTAAATGGACCTGTAGATGCTATTAATGGTGCACTTCCTGAAGGTCAAGTTGGTCTTGATCAAATTATGGGATTGATAAAAAAATAAAAAATGGCAATAATAGTTAATAATAAATTTCCGATTGATAATATTGCTCGAAAAGCAGTAGGGGTCGATATTCCATTTAATGGACCCGCTGTATTTAAATCGAATTATTTAACTAGAGAAGCTATACAAAATAATTTAACAAACTTTTTTAGTACTAGAAAAGGTGAAAGAGTATTTAATCCATTTTTTGGTAGTATACTATTCAACACAGTATTTGAAAGTATAACTGAAATAACTGAGGAAACACTTATAAAAATAATGCAAGATGAGTGTGCTCAATTTTTTCCTTTTGTTAATATAAAAGAAATAAATATTAATAGAAATGAAGATTTTAATAGATTGGATATTACATTAACTTATGTAGCAACTAATTTTGGAATTGAAGACGAAATAAACATACAATTATAAAATGGCAACTAAAAGAGACATAAAATATATAAATAGAGATTTTACTTCTCTAAAAAATAGTCTTGTAGATTATACTAAAACGTATTTTCCTAATACATATAATGACTTTACCCCATCTTCCCCAGGAATGATGTTTATGGAAATGGCCGCTTATGTTGGAGATGTAATGTCTTTTTACGTAGATAATCAATTTCAAGAAACTTTTATACAATATGCTCGACAGACACAAAATCTGTATGATTTAGCGTATATGATGGGATATAAACCTAAAGCAACTACTGCTGCTACTACTGAATTAGATATATATCAACAAGTACCGGCTACCACTAATGGAGCTGGAGAATCAATCCCTGATTTTACTTATGCTTTACAAATCCCCGAATCTACAACTGTAAATTCTAGTTTAAGTGGTTCCTTACAATTTGTAATTCAAGATAAAATAGATTTTGCTTCAAGTGGGTCAATGGATGAAACTGTTATAACTGTTTATCAAACAGCAGCAGGGGTGCCTACCTATTTCTTACTTAAAAAAACTCGACAAGCAATATCAGCTAATATTAAATCTACTCCCTTTGATTTCACCTCCCCTATTCCTTTTGATAGTAGAATTATTGGAGAAAATAATATAATCGGTATATTAGATATAACCGATTCAAATGGAGATGAATGGTATGAAGTAGATTACCTGGCTCAAGATGCTGTATATGACAGTATTAAAAATTCAAACCCAAATGATCCTAATTTATCATCTGATACTAATATAGCTTATTTATTAAAAACAAAACAAGTTGCTAAACGTTTTGCAACTAGATTTTTAAATAAAAATATTCTCCAATTACAATTTGGTTCTGGTAATCCTGGAGATGTTACTGAAAATTTAATACCAAACCCCAATAATGTGGGTTTAGGATTACCTAGTGAACAAGATAAATTAACAACAGCATTCTCTCCAACTAACTATATATTCACAGATAGTTATGGTATAGCTCCATCCAATACAACATTAACTGTACGTTATTTAGTTGGGGGAGGAGTAACAGCAAACGCTCCCGCTAATACTCTAACAGAAATTGATACTACAAATATTACTTTTATTAATTCAACAATATCAAATTCATCATTAGCTAACCAAATATTCGGATCATTATTAGTAAATAACCCAATAGCCGCAACTGGAGGATCAGATGGAGATGACATAAATGAAATTAGACAAAATTCAATGGGTAATTTTCAAAACCAATTGAGAAATGTTACTTTTGATGATTATGTAATTAGAGCTTTAAGTTTACCTCCTATATATGGAACTGTTTCAAAAGTATTTGCATCAAAACCCCAAGCATCCTCAAATTCTAATAATACATTAGATTTATATGTATTGTCTTATAATGATAAAAAAGAATTAACTAATGCAACCCCTGCTTTAAAACAAAATTTAGCTACTTATTTAGCTGAATATAAAATGATTAATGATGCTATTGGTATTAAAGATGCATTTATTATTAATATAGGAATTAATTTTGAAATTATTACTTTACCATCATTTAATTCAGATGAAGTAATATTAGAATGTATAACAGCTTTAATTGATGCTTTTAATATAGATAAATGGCAAATCAACCAACCAATTTTACTAAGAGATTTAAATATTCTTTTAGATAATGTTGAAGGAGTACAAACAGTAAAAACATTAGAATTTACAAATAAAACAGGTGAAAATTTAGGATATTCTGAATATTCATATGATATCCAAGGAGCAACTTCAAATAATGTAATTTATCCTTCTTTAGATCCTATGATTTTTGAATTAAAATACCCAAATACAGATATTCAAGGTAAAGTAGTACCCTTATAATTAATAAACGATGGCCGTATATAAAATATTTCCCGAAAAAGACGCAACTATATATTCACAATTCCCTAATATGAATACGGGATTGGATCCTATAATAGAAGCAACGTTGACTACAACTATTGCTCCTAATGATCCAAACCCTCAAGTTGCTCGAACTTTAATTAAATTCCCTACTAATTCTATTACTAATGTAATAGATAACTTAATACCTTCAGGTTCTACATGGCAAAGTAATTTACGATGCTTTATGGCTAAAACAACTGGATTAGAATTAGATACCACAGTAGATGTATGGGCAGTATCAGGTTCATGGGGTATGGGAACTGGTTTATATTTAGATTCTCCTTTAACAACTAATGGAGTATCATGGAGATTTACAGATTACTCAGGAAGTAATTTATGGAATATTCCATTACCTAACCCAGGAGTAACATTTAATTATGATTATAGATATGCTCCTCCAGGAGGGGGTACTTGGTATGAATATAAATCAACTGGTCAACCTTTATCATCTTCCCAAGAATATACTTATACTAGTGATAAAGATTTAAATGTAGATGTAACTACAATGGTTGATTATTGGTTAACAGGTTCAGTTAATGTACCTGGTATAGGAGTTGTTTCTATGTCTAATGAAGGATTCTTAATTAAACAAAGAACAGAATGGGTGTCTAATATAAATGCACAACCTGAAATTAAATATTTTTCATTAGATACAAATACTATTTACCCACCAGTATTAGAAATTAAATGGGATGATTTTTCATATAATACAGGTAGTAATCCTATCCCCGTATTAAATGAAAGACCCGCAAGTGTATTAATAGCTGAAAACCCAGGAACTTTTTATTCTGAAAGTATTAATAGATTTAGAGTTAATTCTAGACCAGAATATCCAGCAAGAGTATGGCAAACTGCTTCTTTATATACACAAAATTATGCACTTCCTTCTGGTTCATCTATGTGGGCTATAAAGGATTTAGATACTAATGAATATATAATAGATTTTGATCCTGTATACACTCAATTAAGTGCTGATATTAGTGGAAGTTATTTTGACATGCATATGAATGGATTACAAGCTGAAAGATATTATAAAATATTAATTAAAACACAAATAGATGGTTCAACTATTGTATTTGATGATGAGTATTATTTTAAAGTAATTAATGGATAATGAGTGATATTAATATAAAAAGACAGGTTTTTGATAAAAGTGCATTTAATAATACAATAAATACTACTTTTACAGAATTAACATCTTCAGTTAATATAGCTCCTGAACCAGATGTTCCTACAGTAGAAGAATTTTTTGAGTATTACAATACTTTATTTTACCAAATACCTAAATTTGGAGAAGCAGAATCCCATGAGTATCTTATACTTACTAGTCAACAATATGTTGGCCCTATATCATCAGATACTGAATTAATTGATGCTTTAATAGCTGAAGTAACTGAATTAAGACAAGAAAATTTAAATCTACAGCAAGAGCTTACAAATAATGTTGTAAATACTGCTGAAGAAGCTCTAGAAAAATTAAGAGATACAACAAACGATAGAAGAGATGGTTAAAATTAATCCTATAAATCCAAATTCACTAGCACTTCAAACATTTGAAGTACAGGATTTTGAAATTATCCCAAATACAGTAATAGATTCAAATTTTAATCCTGTTAATGATAGAATTGAATATTTTATATATGATTTTAATAATAATATTCTTTCATCAAATAATCAATTAACATCATTTACTCCTGTTAGGTTAGATGGTGAGGGAAATATAATTGAAATTTCTTTATCACCTGAAAAAGATGCTGTAGATGCTGGTTTTAATTCTGGTATTATAAAAACTATTTATAATTTTATCACTCCTGAGTTAGACTCATCTCCTAATAGTTTATTTTATATTAGTGAAATTTCCCCTTCAAGAACTGAAATTAGATTAAGTAGTAATACAATTGCTGCATTTCAATTAGAAAATAGTTTTAATGACTTATTAGCAATCGAAAATCCTTCTTTAACTCAAATAAATGAATTTAAAGATAGTTTACGTGTATCTGAAATTTTTACAGAATTTCAAACCAAATTATCTGGGGATAATATATATTTTGATGAATTCTACCTTAATTTAGATAATAATTTATATTTATTAGGTGTAAATATTATATTGGAAGTTGATTTAGATAGTCAAACTATTTCTCTTTTAGTTAAATTATACGAACCTCTTCCAACAAATATAGGATTAAAATCTGAATTATATATTGTAACAAAAACAGGAGAATCAGTAGGCTACCAAATTGATTATCCTTCTAATATTGAAATTGAAGATACTTCTATAAAAATAGCTCCTGCTAATTATAATATCCCTATTAAAGATCAAACAGGTCCTAATACAGTATATAAAACATATAATGAAATAACATCAACTTCCCTATCAGGATCGTTATCTGAATTATTAAGTAATATATCTTCTTCTTCGGCTACATTAACTGTAGATTATACTGATTATGAAGATTTTGTATTTTTTTCATCTGCTAATGAAAGATTAATTAATTTTAAATATAAATTAACCCAAATATCTTCATCTCAAGCAGAATTAAATAATTTATATAGTTCAATTACAGGACCTTCAGCAGGGTCAACAGTTGTTTCTTCAAGTAAATTTTTACTTGAACAACAAATCCAAACAACTATTACAAGTTTTGATGGATATGAAAAATATTTATACTACGATTCAGGTTCAAAATCATGGCCTAAATCTAATAGTGTAAAACCTTATGTATTAGTTGAACCTACTGATCCTATTGCTATAGCTTGGTTTGATGACCAATCAATTACTGCCTCATTATATGATAATCAAAATCAAAATAACTTAGAATTTGTTATCCCTGAATTTATTAGATCTAATGGGAGTAATGAAAATTATCTATTATTTACTAATCTAATAGGACAATTTTTTGATGAAATATGGTTATATACTAAAGAAATTACAAGTAAACTAGATGCAAATTCTAATATATATGAAGGTGTTTCTAAAGATTTAGTAGGTACTGTTTTAGAATCTTTAGGTACTAAAATATATGATAGCTCATTCACTCTAGAAAATATATATAGTTCAATAATAGGATTATCAGCAGATGGAGCTACATCACCATCAACCGGAAGTGAATATATTACTAATTATGTAACATCATCTATTGATGCTGATCAAGTTCCAACTATTGACGATTTTGTTAAATTATCATATAAAAAAATATACCACAATTTACCTTATTTATTAAAGAAAAAAGGTACAAATGCTGGTTTAAGAACATTAGTAAATTTATTTGGAGTTCCTGATACCATTTTACGTATTAGTGAATTTGGAGGTAAAGATAAAAATGAAAATAATGACTGGGATCGTTGGGAACATGAATTTAATTACAAATTTGATGTAACATTAACTGGATCCCAATTTGTTGAAACTCCATGGATATTAAATAGTACATGGGGGTCACCATTAGATGCACCTCAATCAATACAGTTAAGATTTAAAACACCAAGTTTACAATCAGGTATAGATAATGTATCTCAGTCTTTGTGGAGTCTAGATACATATACCTCCTTAGTATTAGAATATACAGGTTCAGGATATATAAGTGGTTCATACTCAGGATCTATTCCAGATGTTGAAAATCAATATGCGACTTTAAAACTCATACCTGATGCTTCTGCTGATCCTACTGTGTCTGCTAGCGTATATTTGCCATTTTATGATAGTAAATGGTGGAGCGTTATGGTTACTAAAAATGGTAATGATTTCACATTATATGCCGCAAATAACATATATAAAGGTAATGATGGTTCAACTATAGGATTTATAGAATCATCATCAGCTACTGTAACAGGTGCAGGTGATAGTTGGACAGCAGCAACCACTTCTCATTTTGGTACTATTAGTGGTAATGATTTAATTATAGGGAGTAATACTTACACAAATTTTACAGGTTCATATCAAGAAATTAGATATTATACTAAAGAAATGAGTGATGATGTTTTTAGGGATTATACAATGAATCCTAATTCTATTGAAGGTAACACCATCAACTCAGGACCAAATGAATTAGCATTTCGAGCACCTTTAGGTGGTCAATTATATACATCATCAATATCAATGCATCCTAAAATAACAGGATCTTGGATAATAACACAATCGTTTGCTTCGGATAGTAATTTTGATGCCAATGGTAATTTTAGTATAAACCGAGATTATATATTTTATGATCAAATACCTGCTGGAGTTAAAAATATTGTTTCAAACAAAATTAAACAATTAAATACAGATTTACCGTATACTGGATCACTTGAAAATACAACAACAAATAAAGTATTATCATCTCAAATATCAGTTCAACAAGAAGTTGAACCCAGTTCAAGTTATATTGATGATATTAATTATTTAGAAGTAGCTTTCTCTCCTCAAAATGAAATTAATGAAAATATTAATTCATCTATTGGGTATTTTAATATAGGAGAATACATTGGTGATCCAAGATTAGTATCATCATCTGCAGAATCATACCCTGCTTTAGATAGATTACGAA